CAGCGACTTACTACGGAAAGTTCGTCAACGATTACTACAAAGGCTACAAGTTAGGCTTTGCAGAGAGTTTATTAGAACGCAGGGAGGTGGTTCATGGATAATCTAGATAACAAACTATTTATGCCAACAGGAAACGATGGCATAGAGATTAGTACAGGTGACTCAGCTGCTCGACCAGAAGACTTCGAACCAGCTGAAGCAATTCTAAAATATCAGTTCATAGGAATGATTAAGCAAGATGTTACAAACATTGATGATGATGCAGATGTTCCAGGAGAAGACTATGTTCAGGTGACTGCAGAGCGTACTAAAGACCACGAATACATTCATTTTGATTATGAAGGTGGGACTGGCTTTAGTTTAAGAATGCCTAGAGTTGTTAGGAATGAGCCGAAGCCTATACAAGGTGAAACTTTCGGAGTTACGGAGTCAGCGATCTACTACGACGAAAACGGAATGTAAGATTATCTAATCTTTGCCCTCGCTTATGCGGGGGTTTTTTATGTTCGGTTGTTAACAGTCGGGCGAATCGAAGGCTCTAATACTGCTTTTAGTCGTGTGCGTTTTCTAAGTTATAATATATTTATACGCTAAAAGGTTTTAGCGATTTTAACTACAAAGAAAGGAGAAAGAAAATGATTAAATTAATAGATAGTAAGTTAGTTGCGAAACTAATGAATGAAGCTGCCAAAGAATGCGGTATGACTAGGTTATATAGTTCGACTGATGACATTTGGTGGGGAAAGATTAATGAGATAGCGGGGATCGACCGTAACGATAATGACTATAGTTTGAAAAGCTGGGAACTTCGAGAGGAGATACGTAATAAGTATAGACGGATTGTTAAGTGTTACGATTTTATAGCTGATAACTTTATAGAGTTGCTCGAGGCTAAAGTAAAAGCTGAAGGATTTGACTTAAGTGATAATGATGTTACTCTGAAACATAGAGGAATTGTTAGAAATCATCAAGATATCGAATATAAAGAAAAAATTGCCAGTCAGTGGGCTAACTGGAAAAAAGAAAATAATTGGAAAAATATTGATTGGAAAGATATTAATCCCCCGATAATACCAAACACTGAAAATAGTGTTTATGTTAGATTAACCGTAGCTTTTATAGGACCGAGACAATATAAGAAATTTGTACCTTACTATAGCGAACAGGAGAAATAATATGGAAAATAAAACAACAGAACAACGATATGCTGAACATAGAAAACACCAAGCCCAGTTTGATAACTGGTTAGAGTGTATACATCACACGGACCATTGGGAAAAGACTAATTGCCCGATGCAGACTGAAATATGTACCTTTAAGAAAGATTACTTTGGTAATGAAATGGCAGGTTGGTGTGGTGATATAGAAGGTCTTGAGTATGTAACAAGTAAAACAATAGACTTTGAAAGACCCTATACTATTGATGACGAAACGTTTGAATCCACGTGGAGTTGTGATACATCGATTTTTGTTTACAAAGAATACGCTTATACGATTGTGTCTGAACATATACATGATGTTCAAAACTACAGTGCATGGAGTATTACGAGAAGACCGTTAGATACTAACGATATTATGTAATCTTTGCCCTCGGTCAACGGTGTGTTGGTCGGGGGTTTTTTATGTCTATCACATTCTATTAATCTATGTGTATTGTTATTCTCAAAATTAAAAAAGTTTTTCAAAAAAGTTTTTCAAATGTACTAATATCTCTAATAAACTAATAGATTCGTTCTGTAAGTCTCTTGGTTACTCTATTCTTTGATTCTGCAAAACTAATAGAATTCTATTACTCTATTAGAAACTATGGTAAGATTACCTAGAGGGCATGAGAAAACTATTTATTTGATAATAAAACTAATATGATTGTAATAACTTTATGCGAAGCTCGGAGGTAGAATGAAACAGCTGACATACACGTCATTAATGCCAACAGAAGATGGTAAAGGATTCATTGACGATAGTGGTAAGATTTGGCAGCCACTCAACTCTAAACAAAAGAAATTTTGTAAGGAGTACTTCAAAGGACAAACAGCTACTGAAGCCGCGATAAAAGCAGGGTATACGAAGGATCGCAAGGGTGCGAAGACACAGGGAAGTGTATTACTAAATCATAACCCAGTTGTAAAGAATTACTTGATCGACTTGGAAATCGCAGCTTCGGAGAGAGACGCAGTTTCCCTGGAGAACCACCTCTCTACTCTACACGACCTTAGAGAGGAGGCGAAGGACCAAGGTCAAATATCCGCAGCCATCACAGCCGAGGTCCATCGAGGGAAGGCAGGTGGACTCTACATCGATCGACGCGAGATACTAACCGCGAAAATCGATCTGATGTCCAAGGACGATATACTCGATCGACTCGAAAACCTTATTAAGAAAAGAACTTTGGATGCAAAAGTTGTTGAAGGAGAGATAGCCGCGGATTAAGATTCGTGCGAATCGCTCCTGGTGGCATAATCCTGGACTCTTTTTAGTGCTTTACTTTCGCTTGTATCTAAGCAATAATATACTTATCTTAAATAAAGGTTATTTAAGAATTAACTAAAGAAAGGAGAATTATTATGATAGATAAGAACTATCAAGCAGGAGCCCAAAGAGGGTCAATTAACTACGACGCAGTGATCACTTTGATTGCTACGCCAAAAGGAAAGTTCCCACCCCAAGCAGGGAAGATCATCGAAGCGTTAATCGCTGCGAAAGATCACACCATGACGGTGGGTGAGCTGATCGGCACTGACGGTTCGACCGAGAGTGCATTGGTCAAAGCGGGACTGCAAACAGTCCAAGAGCCGAATGACATTTGGGCTCATTATAGAAAACGCTTGATCGAGGAAAAGCTGATTACTGTCAGCTAACCACGGTTAACGAACGAGGGGACTTCGGTCCCCTTTTTTGTGCTCGCTCTACTCTACACTCTACTCTATCGCTCAATCTACTCTATCACTCTATCCCTCACACTCTATCCCATTCCCTTCCCCTCTACTCTATATATAATAAATAGATTCGTGCGAATCGCCCAGAAAGAAAAAAAAAGATTCGTGCGATTCTTATAGTTATTTAATCCCTAAAATCGTAAAAATCGCTAATAAATAAATAAATAAATAATTAAAATAAATGTATACAAGTAAAGTAGTTTATTGTTATACTAGGTTATTGATTAGGCAACTAGGCTACCTTATCAATACTTAACTAACTAATAGCCTAAGAGGTATCCAACATGGATAACAAAGCAAAAGATAGATTAGCAGTCAAAACGGCTACTGCTAATGTAGATAAAAGAAAAGCCGATATAGCTAACATTGCCCCTATTGGTAAAAGTGGTGGTGGTGTTGCTCAATCAATGGTCTTATCATTAACTGATAACGCTATGAGTGATAGAGGTATTGCCCCTAGACAAGTACAACTTGTCTTAGCTTACCTTCATCTTTTAGGTGGTAAAGCTACAGTCAAACAAATAGATGACTTTGCTGTAACTGCTGATGATAGTATTGCATGGGTAACTGCTAGTGGTGATGCGTATGAACAAACCCCTAGCAAAATACTACGTACCTACATATCTAAAATGAAAGGTACTGATGCTTGGAACAAATCCAACGGTATTAACGCCTTAGTTAGCTAACCTCTAGCTACCTTACCTAAGGGCTACATTCGTAGCCCTTTTTTATGCCTACGATATAACCCTAGCCCCTTACATTAACAACACTACCTCTACCCTTACACCATATATAGCTACTCTTAGAACGTACCCTATACCCCCCTAGACCGCTTCTACGTCCTCACCCTCCGCCGCTCCTTGGGTTCAGCCTTCCGATTGCAACTACTTTACAAATAAGTCCCTGTGATAAAAATTTTGCGAAAAAATTTTTTACGATTATACTTTTGAGATGGATTTGTTAGACGGTCTTACTAATTACATTATTTCGAAACAGGAAGGTGAGTTTCCTGGACCTTTACTCGTACAACCTGAAGTTAAAACTTCTCCTCGTGTTGATCGAATAAATGAGATTAT